GGGGGTGGGGTGCCACCCCCCCCCCCCCCCCCCCCTCCCAAGAAAAACACAAAAATGAAAATATCATCAAAGCTCAATCTTTTGCCAATTAGTAGCACTCCCATCACCGATAACATGATGCACGCCGCTATCACTGATGACGCTGCAGTCGCCATAAAGCTAATCGCCAAGGCGGATTTCACTAAAATTCAGTGCGTAAATTCTAGAGACGCTAAACTTATCTCAAATAGGTTGTCTAATTTTATATTTTCTCGCAGTCAAAAGGAATTCAACCGCTTCATGCAGTACTACTATCTTAATTCCCTGGTCGACAGCAACTACCTTGGGGAAATTAATAAGATCTTTAATGAGGCCTATGAATTCAACGATGGCATCTGCATTACTGTTATTTAATCGACATCGTGAAAACTGACAGTCTAAGGAGCATTATGAGTAACAAAGTCGTATTGCAACGAATAATGAGATTTTTGAGAACTCCAGAGGGCCCACATAATGAAGTGCTACAGCGGGAATTTCAATACTTACATAGCTCCCAAGTTCGTGAGCCTGGTCGGGCGCCTCGCTATGTGAGCACTCCTGTCAACCTGTATGCAATGCAGGATGGTTGGATGTATTTCCCCTGCGGTCTGCTGGAACGATGCCTGAGGATTCTTGCAAAGGCTGGATTCAAACCCGAGTATTCGGATCTTAGGTCCACGAAGTTTCCAATTCCAGATGCCTCCAAACTGGTCGGGCTTAGGCCAGGCCAGTTGGAGGTTATTAATGAAATCGTTAAAGCCGATTTTGGAATAGTGGATGCTCTTACCGGTTTTGGCAAAGGCGTTATCATAGAAAAGATTATTGAGCTTTATCCAAAGCAGCAGCATGCTGTCATAAGTAAGTCAAAGACAATTTGCAATCAGCTATATCAACGCCTAAAGACATGTTTTCCGAAGGCCGGCGTTTGGAATTCAGATCATCATATAAAAGGAAATCCCATGATATGCACATCGGGATCTCTTGGAGGTCTGGAGCTAGACAAGTTCGACGTAGTGCAACTGGACGAAGTGCACGAACTTCTGATTCCCTCATTTCTAGAATATTATCCTGCGTTCGGAGAGTGTAAGTTAATATCATACTCCGCTTCTCCTGACCAAAGACTGGATAATACAGCACTAGCTATGGAGGCATATTTTGGAAACAAGATATGCAAAGTCGACTACCAAGAAGGCGTAGACTTGGGACTCGTCGTGCCTATAGAGGTGTGGAAGGTGGACTGGGGGTGCACTTCTGTTGATGCAATTAGAAATTTCAAATCTGATGTCAAAAGAATGCGCCTTGGATACTGGGGCAACTTTGCTCGCAATACCGCAATATCCAGAGCGGTATATGAAACGATACCTCAGCGCTTGACAGAAAAAGATCCGCAAATACTAATACTTGTTGATAAAATTGAACATGCCTTAGAGCTCAAAAAGTTGATGCCTGATTTCGAAGCGGTATATGGAAGCATGGACGATGAAACAGCGGAATACTTTAAAAAGCGAAAACTTCTTGAAGGAAATCCGTTAACCAAAAAGCAGGTAGAGGAAATACGAAAAAAATTTAGTTCAGGCCAATTGAAAAGAGCTATTGCAACAGGAATATGGAGCACCGGAGTTGACTTTCCTCAGCTGTCGGTCATAATACGTGCCGATGGCGGAGCATCTCCAATTAAAGATATACAAATGCCTGGACGTGTTTGCCGAATTTCTTCTGGAAAAAACAAAGGCATTCTGATTGATTTTGCAGACACATTTGACTTATGGACAGCGAGACGATCCAAAACCCGATTTCAAAGTTACGAAAACAAAAAATGGGAGATATTGAAGGTAAACTTGAGCGTACAGTAGCGTCTATAAAAGAGACGTATGCCAAATGCAAACTTAACGTAACTGGACGCATGGAAGACTATATCTACGCCATGAACTCCAAGAATAAAAGAGTCGAAGACACGTGGAAAAAAGTCGCATTTAAATGCATAGACTGGTCTGTCAACCCCAGGGCATATGTAGAGTGGTGCTTCTTTAATGAATATCCAGCCTACCCAATGCCGTACAAGTTTGGATTAGATAAAAATTTCAACTTCTACATGACTAGCGGAAAGCCTGATCCGCAATACCAGCAACATAAGCTTAGGTTTGAACTTATGTTTAAAAAAATGGAAAAGCTGTCTGCAGGACAAGACGTATTAAAATTCTTGCAGGATCCGCTGAATACATTTGATGAAGTTTTCATATATGCGGTAGCAAAAAATCTGGGAGTGCAGGGCAAGCTGCCCCAGAATATACTATCGGCAGCAAGACGGCAGGCTTTTTGCCATCCTGTTTATTTAGAAAAATTTAACGATTTTATACCTCAGGAAGTTTTAAACCCATGGATATAAACCAAACATATAGCAAATGGCTAATCCTAGGCTTCCTGAGGTCTCCCGACGTAATGGAGGAGGCTTTCAGTAAGCTGTCATTAAAAGATTTTAAAGAAAGCGAAAATCCATTACGAGTGGCCTACATCATCGGCAGCAGTTGGTTCAAACAATCTAAGAGCGCAGTTCCTTACGATATCGTGCTATCAGAGTTCGAACATAAAGTATTAAGAAACAATCTAATATCTGAATCGGATGCGGTGTTGTTCGGAGAACAGTTGCAGTGGGCGTATTCTTCAATATCCGACATCAAAGAAGTAAAGGATTACATTCTTGAGGAACTCAAGAAGCTACTAATTACCAGAAAGATACTGCCAGTAATTGAACAACTTCCAAAATCTGGAGACTTGTTAGAGGGAATTAGTAAGCTAAATCAGGAGGTTGCAAAGTCGTCCATTTGCAAAACGGGAGCTGTTGATCCGTTTGCAAAAGACGACCCAATGTTGATTGATAATAAAAGAAAGCCATGGGGTGTAGACTTCGTGGACGTGGTTACAAGCGGAGGCTCGTCTCCAGGAGAAACCACTCTTCTATTAGCTCCCTCCGGAGGCGGCAAGACCTTAACTAACGTTCAGATGGCTACCACGACCGCTTTGAATGGCGAGGATTCTATGATCATTAGTTACGAGCAGGCCGTTGTGCCCGGCATCACCAATAGAATTTATTCTTATGCGCTTGGCATACCAATAGCATCGCTAAACAGTATGAGTGTATCTAAGTTTAAAGACAACAAGGCCATGATGACTAAATGGGCTGATATAAAGAGCCGACTCAAAGGAAGGCTACATCTATTTGATATGCTGGAAGCGGCCAGGAATAACAAGGGTGGTAGTGGCGGACCTCCTGAAATCGCAAGAATGATTAAACAAGTTCTGGACAAGGGCGCCAATCTGAGATATGTGGGTATAGACTGGCTTGGACCCATGGTGAATAACTATATGGCACTCAGGAACATAAATCAGAACGACATAACCAAAGTAATGAATGATTGCGCCGACCAGATAAGAAAAATAGGCACCGACTACGGAGTCAATATTTTCATATATCACCAGCTTGGAACTCAAGCTGCCCAGGCAGGCGCAAGGAGGAAGCCAGAGGCTACAGATGCATTTCAATGCAGAACTCTGCATCATTACATGGATACAGTTATATGCATAGGAAACAGAGATCCTGAAAGTAACTTGGCCTGGATTACTGCACCTAAGGTAAGAAACGGCCAGCCATTTATGGATATGACAATCCAGATGGAAGGCGCTTTGTCAAGATGGAAGTATGTGGACAAAGCAAATGTAGATATTGAGTCTATGAAGGTTTACGATCAGGACAGTTTATCAGAGGCAGGATCACCAACTTTATTTGATAGGCACTCTCGCAAGGCAGTAAGCGCTGCAGAATTTAGCTCAGCAGTTAGAGAAAATCTAGGATGAAACCCATAAATGAAAAATTGTACAAAGCTCTTCAAGGTAAATTTGGAAAAGTAAAGATAAACAATTCTGGAGTAGAGGCAAAATATAGAATAGTAACCGATGCCCTAGCGTCGTATTTCGACCTTAATACTAAAAAGAAAATAAACATAATTAATTGGGGCGAAACCTATTCTGTCAACTGCCCAAAATGCAACGATAAACGTTCACGTCTGTACATTAGTCATGTATGGGGCACCAGATGCGAGGAGGCAGGCAGAAAAATATATTCCTGCATAAAGTGTCATAATGAAGCTTGCGATTGGTCGGACATGTGGGAGGCGCTTTATGGCAACTCCGACATAGCGGCATACGACGTGAAAACCGATTCGCTTAAAACTGGAGTTGACGCGGACACCAGGAAAATGGAATTGCCTGGAGACGTAGACGACCTTGTGCCTATTAATGAACTGCCAGAAGATCACCCCGCCATATCCTACCTGGTGTCCCGGGGATTTAACGACATAAACAAAATGGCGTCCGAATACCAATTTTGTTACTGCAAAAAAAGTCCATGGAAAAGAAGCTTTATGGATTCAGGTGGCATCTGGCATACTGTAACTCCTGAACGTAGACTGATAATACCAAATGTTCAACAAGGAGTGTGGCAGGGGTGGATGGCTAGATACATTGGCCCCATACCATATGATTCAATTACCAAAAAGCCCGTTATACAAAAATACTTGAATGCCCCAGGGTATTCATTCAGTAATTCTGTATATAGATTGGATGACGCTAGAAAATTCAGCGAGGGTATGTTCTGCATAGTTTGTGAGGGGGCCTTATCAGCGATTGCATGCGGTCGTGCTGGAGTATGCACGTTTGGTATGTATCCCAAGCCTATGCAGGAGGAATTGCTAGCAAATACATTCAAAGACGGACAGATCATATTTATGGTGGAGTACGAGGCTGCTATCAATGGCAGAATTTTTGAGTGCATAGAAAGGCTGAACTGTAAGATAGCTAAAGGCTGTATTACGGTGAAATTACCAAAGGGTCAGGATCCAGCCACCATGTCTACCCTAGAGTTAATGGAAGCCATAGGCAATTGGCAATAAATAAAAAAAGGACACATAAAATGAATAAACAAATTGCAGATGCTCCGAATACCGATACTGATAGCGCACCACTTCCGCAATGGATGGTGCTAGTGCATAATGACGATGTAAATACGTTTGAACACGTAATCAATTGCTTTATGGAAATAGTGGGAATGATGCCGCACCATGCGGTCATAAAGACTTTAGAGGTAGATAAGGAAGGCGTTTCCATAATCAAGATCACGCATAAGGAGTATGCTGAATTCATAATGGAGCAATTGATATCCCGCGGTTTAAGTTGTTCAATAGAGCCTACCTGTGAATAAGCAAAGATAAATTGTGAAATCTAGATAGGACGCCAAAATTAAACATTGGAGTGACAATGCCAGTAGAAATAGTAGATAAAGACATAGAGACGTATGGAAACGTCGTTATTAAGGTTGCCAAAGAGCGCAGTCAGAGCGTCGCATATACAGCTACGGACATACTAAATAAAGTATATGAGACAACCAAAACTGGAGAAACGGGCATAACCTCACCTATGATTATATTGCCCGGCATCCATCTGGACTCTGTAGGCACCGATAAGTATGCAAACGTAGGTCCAAGTTACAAAAAAATCATGATGGTTGGATCGTGGCCCAACTCCATAGAGGAAAAAGAGAAAAGGCTTTTTCATGGAGACTGGACGATTGAATTCAAGGATTTGATGTCTAAAACCGGATTAAATATAAACGACGTGTACCTTACCACCTTTGTTAAGACTCACGTTCACGGTAAGAAGACGACTATTCCAAAAGATCTGATTGAAGACTATATGCCAATGTTCAAGAAGGAGTTGGAGCTGGTTAAGCCGGATCTTCTGATCATCCTGGGCGCTAAGGTTCTCAAGGCTCTATTTGGCGCAAAAGCGACAATGGAGCAATACAAAAACAGGACACTGACGGCGGAGGAAAGTCCGCTCAGCGTAAAAACCACTGCAATAACCGACTTTTCGGCCGTGCTGCACGTTCCGGAAATGAGGGGCGGCTTGGAAATGGAACTTACCAGAATCGCTGAAGAACTGAATTCCAACACTACTCAAATCGTGGACGATGTGCACATATCGTACACCTACTGCTATAGCTTAGATCATCTGGAGAACAGCCTCAAAACAATTGAATCAGAGTACTCCGGGTGGGTTTCTGTGGATTGCGAGTGGGGAGGCAGAAACCACGTTGACGGAGAACTCAGATGTATTCAATTCAGCTGGACTCCCGGCAAGGCCCTTGTTATCGTGTTCAATCATGCTGGCATGACTCCTACCCAACTTGGATGCAACAAAGTTGAAGCGTGGAAGCTGATAAAGAAATTTATTGAGAATGGAAGAACCAGGTTAGTGGGCCACTTTATTAGGGCAGACTTGCCCTGGATGGTATCCAACGGAGTAGACGTCACCCTATCAGTGTTGTTTGGTTGGGATACAGCTCTTGCCGGCCATCTGCTCAATGAGAATTGGGCACAGGGTTTGGAGGTGTACACATCTAGGCATACGAAGATGGGCAGATATGAGCTGGCCTTGAATAATTGGATTAAGAATAACAAGTATGATGTTGATGTGCATAGCTACGGAGGCATACCTGACGATATTTTGTTCGAGTATGCGGCTAAAGATGCCGATGTCACGTTTAGAATATTTCAGACGCAAAATCATGAGATGAATCTTAAAGAAAATATTAAGATCAAATCTTTGTTTGAGACAGTGGTTATGCCGGCAACAATGCCTATTCTTGAGATGGAGATGACTGGTATGGGCGTCGATGTGCAAAGACTGGAACTTTTGTCTCAAAAATACTCTGAAAAACGCAGAGAGCTGGTCGACCGTCTGAAGGAAATGTTAAATTGGTCGGACTTTAATCCTGACTCTTCAATTCAAAAGGCGGCAGCGCTTTTTGGATGGATAAAGCCTGGAGCCAAGACTAATCCCCCTAGCACAGCTACTCTAAAAAGATTTGAGCCTATCAAAGCTACAAACGAAAAAAAGTGGTCGGATGTTATAAAGAACCCTGAAACAATCGAAAGCTATACACCGTCCACTGAACGTGCTGTAATCCAGGAGTTATTGCTATCTCACAAGGATGACGAATTCTTAAACACCATGCTGCTGTATACAGCTGTTTCTCAAACAGTTAAAACTTTCTGTGGATCGTTTGTGGTTGCAGAAGATGGATCCCACTTCATAGAAGGCGGAATTCTTCCAAAGTTATGGTCGGACGGTAGAACCCATACTAAAATTAGACAGACGGTAGAAACTGGACGATATGGACACTCTGATCCAAATATGGCCCAGCTGCCAAAGACTGCAGAAGATTTAGTAGGACGTGCTTTTAAAGATACTGGAAAGAAAATTCCATCTATAAGATCTTGCTTCCGTGCAGATCCAGGCTGGGCATTATTGGATTGCGATTGGGTTCAAGCTGAGCTGTTCGTCATGGCTTGGCTTAGCAAAGATGGAAATATGCAACAAAAGTTAAACGATCCAGGCTCGGACTTCCACTCTGAAGTTGCTATAGACATGTTTCGTTTGCCAAAGCCACCGGCGGACTATTCAAAGGGACTTAAGGAGTGGCTAAAAGAATCAGGTAACGGAAAGTATAGAACCATTGCGAAAACTATTACATTTGGAATTGCGTATGGTCGTGGTGCAGCTGCAATTCGTCAAGCAGTATATATGGAAGGAATTAATATCACAGTGGAGGAGGCTCAAGACTCTGTTGACAAGTTTAAAGAGACTTTTCCAAACCTTGCATATTGGTTAGAGCTGCAACAGGCTTGCGTAGGCGATAATACGCAAGGATATGTAGAAAATGGCTTTGGCCGTAAAAGAAGGTTTGACAAAACCAAAGACAAAGAGCTCATATCGCATCAAAAGAGACAGGCTATGAACGCGCCCATTCAGGGAACTGTTGGCGACTTAATGTCGTTGGCCTTGGTCAATTTGTTCTTAATCAGAAATGAAGAAAGGCCGCATCTCAAATATAAGATAATCATGAGCGTTCACGACCAAGTTATAGTAACTTGCCCAGTAAGTCAGGTAGAAGAAACTTTAGAAGTAATAAAAATCGCAATGTGCGATAGGTGCAGAATTCCAGGAAATGATCTTCTGCTAAATATAGATCCAGAAGTATGCATTCGATGGGGAGAGCCCTTGACAGATGAAGATGTAACACAGTATCCTGTTTTATCCAAGTACAAAAAGTAATAAACAACAACACACAACTCTAACAAACGCAAAAGGAAATACAATTATTATGGCATTTAATTTTAACAAAGCAATTTACGAAGACAGCAAAAACAACGTAGTATCCCGCAGTTCAGACTACCAAAAAATATTTAATGATGATGCGCCCTCCATGGGCTACATCTCGAGCAAAGCTCCATGCGAGTTTATTCTGGTGCCTCCCCATGCAAGCTATGGAGCAAGCGCCGCCATGACTAGCGGTGGATTTCGACAGGATTCTACCAGAGGTGTGGTACCTACTCTGGGCCAATACGGCATTGACTGGGTCATGGTCTATCGCAAAGTTGGCAATGATCCGGACTACAAAAAACGTAAGGACATTCTTGCCATCAATATGATGGAAGGACCGGACGGGATGACTGTTCAAACCGAGCGTGACTGGGGCAAGGGCTACATGAGTCCGATGTACAAATTACGTGAGTTCCTCTGGCGCACCGGAGGTGGCCACAAGTACAATAAAGCTCTGCGTCGTTCTGAGCCTACGATCAACGTTGATACCAGCACCGCCAAATACAAGAGGGCCCACGAGTTGGTTCCGGTTGATGGCAATGACCTTAATTCTCCGCTGAGCAAGGGTGTTCGCACCATGTTTCTGCAAGGATTTATGGTCAATAACGCTGGCATCAATTACACGGTCGACGAAGAAGGACAGCCCTGCTGGCCGCGTCACAAGATTCTGATGATTAATCAAATTTCTGCAATTAAGTCTCGTGAAGATGCAAGAACCAAAGAAGGTTTTTATGATGTTTGGTTTGAGCGTGCTGATGGAATTAACATGGATCCAGAGTACATCATTGATCATTTTGGCGATGTTTCTCAGAGTGAGACGGCCCAGACAAACTGGGAGGCAGGATTCCGTCACTCAGATTTTGCCGTAAAGCAAAAACTAGTGACATTCTCCTCCTATCCATCTGGTCCTGCAGGTATAGCCACCTATACCTGTGCCGTCCAGAATCTTTCGGATCGCTTTGGGGAGCAATATGTGCTGCCTGACGAGGTTCTGAAGAAGGTTCGTCCGTTCAGTGATTATATCTTGGAGAACAACGAGAAGCTGCAAATTCAATGGCTGCTTGAGCTGTTCCCTGGAGATGAGTGGGCTTTTATCGAAGCTGGCATTATCCAAGACGGTAGCAACAGTGTGGCAATGGGAGGCTTTTCCGTTCCTACACCAGCACCTACTCCTGTTACGGTAATTTCAACTCCGGTTGTACAGCCTGCTGTACAGCCCCCTGTCGCACGAGCTCCTATGTTTACAACTAAGCCGCCATACACTACCCCTGAATCTGTATCATCTGTGACAAAGCCAAAGGCACCGCCTATTCCGGTGGCGCCTGTTGCTAATTCGGCTCCTACAGTTCCCCCGGTGGCGGCGCCAGTTAATCTGTCGGCTGGAGGTCCAGATTTATCATCACAGATGAAAGCGTTAATGTCCAAATTACAAAACAACGTTAATAAGTGAATACAACAATGTCAAAGAAAAAGAAAGACGAAATCATTAATAACAATTCAGAACTTGATGCTGGAATCAGCGCCCTCATGGCTCACGCCATGAGGGCCTCTGGCAATCAGGTTTGTCTCGCATCCGATCTGGCGGACAGAATATGGGGGCTTCCCTGTGATTATTTGTCCTACAGGTGGCTGGCAGATAATACCTGCTATCAAATGAGTAGAATTATTGGAGTTGCAGGAATGAAAGAATCCTGTAAGTCGGCATTTGCTATGACCTTGGCAAAGCTATGGATGGATTTCGGAGGACTTTGCGTTTATGTGGACACTGAAAACAAGAAATCTGCCACTTTGTACAAAGCTGTTGTTGGAGCTGTAAACACTAAAAAGACCTTGGAATATCCTGCCTTCTCCACCGAGCAATGGCAAGAGCAAATTCTTGGATCGCTTAGGTTTGCATCAGAAGATCCAGCTATGCATGATAGACCGGTCATGTTTATTATCGACTCCCTTGGCGGCGTAGATACCAAGGAGACGGATGCCAGAATTGAAAAAGAAGGTGGTATCAATCCTCGCAATACCGGCGGCATGATTAAGTGCAAGTCGCATAACGAATTCTTTAGACACGTTAACAAGCATTTATACATGAAGCCATACGCATTGGTGTACATCAACCACCTTTCAGATGACCCCAATAGTCCCATTCAAGGTGCTAAGAGAAAGCCTGGCGGCACTGGACAAGACTACCATGCAGTGCTTGATTTGTGGTTTTCTGTCGTAAAGGGAACTCCAGTGTTCAAGGCTACTCGTGGCTTTACAGAAAAGATTTTGAAGATCACGGTAAACAAGAATTCTATGGGTGCTAGCAAACGTAACATCGAAATTCCTTATCGCTGGAAGGGCGACGAAGGAGGGCAAATCAGCGAATGCTGGTTTGACTGGGATGCAGCCACGGCAATGCTGCTTACTGACGACAGTCCAACAGGGGTTAAAGGCCGCTTAAAGGATATAGTCAACGTAACGGTCAATAGCAATAAGTACAGCTGCAAAGAACTGGGATTGGTCGCCGTGAGTGACTCAGAGATGGGCGAGGCCATACGTAATAATGTCGAATTGCGAGAAAGACTCTCAGATGCCCTGGGAATAAATAGAATGAAGGTTTGGCCAGGGTTAAAGTTAGAAAATAAATATGTATATGAGAAGACGTCATACTCCATAAGCAATCAGCCAATTGAACAAAAGCAAGAGGTTGGAGAATGAAAGAACGTCAAGAATCAGAGTTTTTTGATAGCCTTTCAAATTTTTATGAAAAACAAGAGATAAATCGTCAAAGCGCATATGAAAACAAAATTTGCAAAAAGCTGATAGCGAAGCTTTTTGATCAAAGCAGTCCTGAATTTGACGTTTGGAGGGAGCGGCTAGAGGCGAGCAGTGAGCCTCTAGCCGAGCTCCAGGATCTGTTTGGACAGTTCTGGATAACTACTCACAGGCTACAGGACTGGAGTATAAATGATTTGCTAAAGTCTCCAACAAAATTAGACCGGCATCCGCTTTGGAAAGAATTTGCCAAAAAGGTTGCTGTATGTCAAAAGGGGCAAATCGCTGCCATGATATTTTATAATTCAGTAATAGGTCAGGATATGGTTATACATACCGGAATATCTACTCGCATGCCTGATGGCTATTTTAGATTAGTACGATCTTCGTCTTCAGGAGATGGAGGGGTTGCTATAGACACTTTAGAAGGGTTTCTGAAGATGATTGCAGGAAATAAATGAAATATAAAACACTTTTAGAGTATGAAGTTGTAAGTAAACTAAAAGAAGAATTACCAAAAATTTACCAAGGAATGTGGCTTCTAGATTTGGATAAGAGGGCAGAAAAACATTTGCTCGGACCTTTTGATACCGTAGCCGAGGCCCACGACAACAGGGATTACATCTGGAGCTATGGAGATAGATATGGCAGGTATCTGTGGCTAGTCAATAAAGTTGCTGCTAATGTACTTAAACACAATGCCGATAAGGTACAACATATAGAGGTGGCTATAGATACACTTCCACTTGAAGTTATTGGATTTAAATTAAAAGTAAAAGGATTGGATGAATGGGTAAGGGCTCCATGTAAAAGAAGGATAAAGAAATGATTAATGATAAGCCTGAAAGAATGCCGTTAAAAGATACCCTAAAATTCACCATACAGATAGCGATAACGGATGCCTCTATATTTAATCACTACATACTTAAGGAATATGCTCCTAGATGTCAGGGGCCGTTAGCAATAAGCAAAAGCCCAGCTAAACACACGTTAGAAAATTGCCTGTATGATGAGATATGTGGCTGGCTAGACGCACCATCTATTACTGGCATATCAATCTTAGACATACAAGCAAGTTCTTCTGCATTTAAAAATGAAATTTTGAATAATGACCCTAAAATCTACTTTCGTGAAATAGTGGATTTATTGTATGATATATGTAAACTTCAAGTTTCTGGTAAACAAGAAAGCTCTAATATACTGGTCGACAAAGTTAGATTTGAGCATATAAAGGAAAAGTGTAAAACAATCCTAAAGAATGTTGACAGGGTTGAATTTAATGGCACAGAACCCGCTAAAATATCAAAACAAATGGGTTCTAGCCTATGAGCAAAATGGCTTTCTAGTAGATTACCTTCGACATCCTGAGTTTATATTTGAAAACATGGAATTGGCATATGAAAGAAAATCAGATGCCGTTATTTTATTAAATAAGGTGTACCCTAATTTAACTACAGATAAAATATTTGTCGCACCATTAAGAGACTTTTTGTAGTGACAAAATACATCATATACATACCGGACTCAGACTCAATAATGATGGATGGAAAAGAGCCATATGTAGACACTGAAAAAGAAGTTAAAAGAGTCATAGTGGAAGAAACTGTACATAAAAAGGCAATGTATGAGCCTAAGCCAGTATCGTTTTTGAAGACCTGGGCTAAAAAGCAACAGGAAAAAGAACAAAAGCAAAAATCAAAACCCTACAAATTTTCTCCAACTTTTACAGAAATAAAGTATATAAAACCTGCAAGGCAAAAAAGATTTTTGCTGGTGGTTGGTGTAGAAGGGATAAAAAATAGCGGAACGCTAGTAAAAGACTTTGACATCTTAGAAGATGCTGCTAGACTGGCCAATAAGTCAATCAAAGGATTAATCAAAGAGTTTCCTCAATTTGGATATTATATCTATGACACAAAACTTGAAACCTATGTCCTCGAAATCTCAGGATCAAATGAATCCGTCGCAAAATAAAATCTTAGATCTTGGTAAAGGAAATGGCAGAATGGCTGGATCCCCTTTAAAGAACATGCTCAAGGAAAGCGATTTCCACAACTCTGAAGTAAATAAAAACGAAACAATTGATAGGCAGTGGCTTTTAAACCTCCACAGGGAGCTAACCGAAGAGGCTAGATCTTTGTCGGAACGTAAAAACCACGATTACAGTGGCGGGAAAGACTCCACCCACCCCTTCCTAAACTTTACCAGATGCGAATCTATGGGGGTTTGTGCAACAGAGGCTGGTATCATGGTCCGGCTTACCGACAAGATGTCCCGGCTATCCACGTTCATCACTACGGGGTCTTTTAAAGTTAAAGACGAGGCTCTTAGAGATACTATTCTTGATGTAATTAACTATGTTATTATTTTATATGCTTATATTCAAAGCAAAAAAATAATAAAAAATGATTAAACGAGACCTTTGGCTTAAGGAGTATGACGATCTTGCGTAATATAACTGTAAAAATAAAGACAATAAAACAAATAAACAATAATGTTGACTCAGTGGATCAGCAGCTGAATAATCATATTAAAGTAGTCTCACTTTTAAATTCTAATCAATATTTAAAAATTACAACTCAACAACTATTAGAATTTAAAGATGAAGAATTAAATAATATCTGTCGTTAAAACGGCTTAAACACTAATAAGCATTAATACATTTTTAAAAAATTGATAAAAAGATATTTAATCATGAGCGATACTCTAGAGTTTGTGGTCGTCGGTCTCAATTCAATTGGTAGAACCCTGGCAGGACTTTTTTCTGTAAGCAACTTAGGTACAGTAACTTTAATTGATGATAAAAAGGTTTCAGCTAAATGCCTAGCTTCTGGCTATTTAGAAATAGATATCGGACAGTACCGCACAGATGCTACCGCAGATGCTATTAAAGAGATAAACCCCCAGGCAAAGATTAATAAACTTATGAGATTAGACGAGTCAGCAATTCAAACGTTGACTTCAAAGATTAGCGGTAATACAGTCATGCTGTGTTGCGACTCCATGAGTGATAAGTCCAGGCTACACATATGCACAGAAATGAGAAATGCCTGTCTGGCAATATATTTCTTTGGATTTGATGAAGATGGCAGCGATTGCAGTATTACTCGTATTGTCCCAGGAAACGATAATTTAGAAAAAACATTAGAAAACATTCCTGCAGGCAAGGAGAGTCTTGAAAAAGGTAGGTTTGCTGCAGCAAAAGCTTTTGCCTCAACTGTTTTCTTGCAAAAGCTTGAAGATACGAGTTCTAATTTTTCACTAGAGAAGACTTAAAATGCAGCATGAATTAGAGAGTAGGATAGAGATGACTCTACTTTTTTCTCTAAATTAGGTAAAATAGTTTTATGCCTTCACTTATTGATTTAACTCAATACAAAACAAAATCAGAGCTGCAGCTAGCAGATAACCATAATCGACTAGTAGATGCTTTGAATTATAATTTCGACTACACGATTAATCAAGTAACAAGCCCTATACCGGCCACCACATTAGGCAGCTCTCTTGATGTTCTTCACATTAAGCAAAATGGCAGTTTGGGCTATATCAATGTAAGTGATCTTATATCTGCTCAAAGAATACTGAATAATAATCAGAATTCTGTCTTAAAATTAAACCACTCCCTTGCTTTCAATCTGCAAGGAGAGGATGGAAGTCCTAACGCCTACACTATTTTTGCATCCTTTCCAGGCGGGCTTAAAGGCAATAGCGTTACGTTTAAGCAAATTAACCCGTCTGGACACATCCTGGAGATGCATTCAGTTCACCAGTTCCAGGTATTAACTAATGGCGGATACATAAATGTAAATGATGGCTATTTTTCTATAAATTCTCTGAAGGTAGCTGGATATCAGCTACCAACAGAAACTCCTACACTTGGAAAAATCCTTAGGGCAAATTCTCAAGGAAACTTAGAGTTTCAAAATCTTCCGCAGCCCCTCTACTTTGACAGCATAGGTATGAAATACAAGTTAGAGGAGGAGGGACCGATAGCTCTAAAGTCTGTTAACTCCTGGGATACCAGTGCAAACATAGAGCTTCAGCATTTTAAATTTGGATATGCAAATTTACTTCCGTCGAAATCCTCGGGCGCCTTCTTAAAAATGAGGGAACATCTGATACTCACAGTAGAAGATCTTGAGGATAAATCCTATATTCAAATGTATAGCCCATTTTGTTTGCCCCCAGTTAAATCCATGCTGCCGGGGGCTAATCCAGTTGGATCCTTGTGGTATGACAATGCCCAGGAAAACCTGGTCTTGGTCTCCTCTACTGGAATAAAATACATAAATCCTCAAGCTATAGCTCAAACAGTAAATACCGAGGAAGTAAAAGATTTTACTTTGCAGCCGGCCTCAACATTGAGCGTAAGCTCTGGATCCGAAATAAAGCCTGCGCTAAATATTGGGGGCGTTGGGCTTGTATCAACATCCGAATCGCTAAAGTTTATTGTGGCAGGAGGTGCAGTGACCCAGATGTCCAAGGAGGGCATAGTGTCGGCCATAGCAGGATCGACAGGAACTGCAAAAATTCTTCTGAATGCTCAAGCAGCAATTAACAATTCAGTAAACCCCACCTATACATTTAAAGAGGCGGAAGGACTGGGATTGTACAGATCGGACATCAATGGTATGGCCGTGGCTGTAAAGGGCAATCCTGTAATTGAGTTTTCTGATAAGAAAATAAGTACGAAGGGTAATAAAATATCGAATGTCGGCGCTCCGTCAGAAGCCTCAGATGCAGCTAATAAGCAATACGTAGATGCTAGGGTTCCCATTGGAATCACTCATGGCGCCATGCCCATAGTCGACAGCTCCACTGGAGTGTATATTGAAAGTAGTGCTAAGTACTTAGCAGGAAAGTTAGAAATAGGAACAATATCCGAACCAGCAACATTCAAGTTAAACTCTTCAAACGGCGGATCGGTGACCATAAAAGTTCCGACTATAGCTAATAACATAGTTTTTAATTTGCCTAACAACCAACTGGCAAATGGAGTTTTGCAGTACGTAGATGGAGAATCACGATGGGTCAGCGTTGACTCAATTACCCCTAACATGGTAAAGGCCGATGGATCTACAGCACTGAGTGGGGGCCTGAAGATAAATTCTAATACTTCTCCAAATGCTCCTATGATAAGTAGCAATGGAATTGGATTATACGCCGAATCATATACTGAAAAGAAAATAGGATTTTCGGCGAATGGCATTAAACTACTTGAAGTAAATGCCACAAATAATACTCTTATCGGAAAGTCCACCAGCAACAATGCTCCCCTCATAAGATTAACTAATAGTATCAGTAGCTATTCGCCAGAACTTGGAGTCTCAGGTACTCCGACGTATTCGTTTGTTGGCGACAATATGACAGGTATGGGGCAGAGCAAATTACAATCGGTTGCCATGATAGTAAATGGCAACAGTGTTATATCGGCTTCGTCCGACGGAATCAATGCGCACTTAAACAGGATTAAAGGCGTAGCGTATCCGTTGGAAATATCCGATGCGGCTACAAAACAATATGTCGATAGTGTCGTTAAACCTAGGATTGAAATAAGTTTTAGAGTAACAGCACTTCCTATAGGGTGGACAAGTGGCAGCAGTTTAATGCTGTCAATATATGACAGCGCTTTAATATATCAAAGTGCATCAGCTAGTTTGACTTACGAATCGGCAAGTGATAAAACAAGGATAATAATTCCCGCAAATTTCGCACTAAATCCAGATTGTCAAGTATATTTAGAAAACCTCAGATTGATAAAGATGGCCAGCGCTTCAGGCGTAAGGCAAGTTGCCTACGCTACAAACAGAAGCATCCTGATCAACTACGACTTGAACATTGGGAATATAGTTACTATACACTTGCCTTACCAGTAAAGGTAAAAAAAAAATGTCACAATCGATGCAAAAGATGGACTTTAAAGTTCATCTAAGGGCTACACCATTCAAACTTACTCCCCTTTTATGGAAGGTAATGGATAATCAGATATCTCTGTTAATAAATAATCCCAACATGGATATAGGCATAAGTTTGGTAAATAATCTAAGAACCAGTGGAAGAGAAAATCCATCAGAGTTCATATTTAATTATGGATGTTATTCAACAGGATTAACTAAGTCTCATGCAGCCTCCGTTATTCGCAGAGGGGCCCTAGGTTCATTCAACTTAAGATTCAATCAGCTGTGCCTTTCTACACTTGCTAGTGCGTCTAATAAAGAAGTAATCAGGCAGAACGCATGTCCTCCAATAGGTTTTGGATATGGCGTAGGATCTGCGGCGTACGTATACCCATGTAAGGGAATCTTCTGCACTAATTGCTATATGCGAAAAGCAAATCAAATCAGAAAGGAATTAGCCAGTAGGCTGGAGCTAAAAGGTACTCCGCCAGAGTCAGCCAAGGCTTTGATTGTAAGATCCTGCAATGTAGGTCAAATTAATTCTTATGGATACGATTTTAATTTAGACGACGATCTATCTGAAAGAATAACTTATAGATTAAAAAAAATAAACTTTATTGCCATAAGAACTATTGGAGCTACAATGGGCCAGGGTAGAGTACCGATAGCGTGTACCACTACTGCAATAATACTGGATGCAGAAAATATAGAGACAGCCACTAAATCCTTAACAAAATTAAAGGCATCAGTGTTTAAGAAAAATCCAAATAGAACAATCGAAGTTACTTCTGAGCAAGGCCTAGACAATATATGCCTACGGCTGTATGATTCCCCACCCGTATGTTTGGCGGGTATATCTTCAGATGGAATACATAACTCGATGCTTCAACACAGTCTAGAAAGTTATAAGTCTATTGTAAAAGGAAAGAAAAAAGCAATTATATTTGGAACAGGAGTTATTTAAATTGAGTAATAAAACAATGAATACGCCGGCAGCAGCAACAGCAGTAGTTGGATATTCGTACGAAGAGGCCGTAGCGGCATCTGCCGAGTATTTCAATGGCGACGATCTTGCCGCAAGAGTATTTGTGGATAAATACGCATTGAGAGATACCGAGCAAAACTTGTTAGAGAAAACCCCAGAGGATATGCATAGGCGAATTTCCAAAGAGTTTGCCAGAATAGAGGCTGCCAAGTTTAAAGATCCATATACGGAAGAGGAGATCTTTCAAGCTTTGCACAAGTTTAATAGAATTGTGCCACAAGGCAGTCCGATGTACGGAATAGGCAATCCTTATCAGATCATTAGCCTAAGTAATTGCTATGTAATTCAAAGTCCACAAGATTGCTATGCAGGAATATGCAGAGCGGACGAGGAGCTGGTTCAGATCAGTAAGAGACGGGGCGGATGCGGCATAGACATATCCACCCTTAGACCTGAAGGCACTTTGACCAAAAATGCTGCCAGAACCAGTACTGGTAGCCTCACATTTGCTGAAAGATTCTCAAACTCCATACGAGAGGTTGGGCAGAATGGAAGACGTGGAGCCCTGATGCTCACCCAGTCGATCCACCACCCCGATGTGGAAAAATTTATTTCCTGCAAGAAAGATCTTACTAAAATTACAGGAGCTAATATTTCTGTCAGACTGAGCGATGAGTTTATGTTTGCCGTAGAAAGTGAAAAGCAATATGAGCAAAGATGGCCTGAAGAGAATGCCAAACAGTCAAAGATGGTTGATGCTAAAAAGATATGGAATGCGCTGATTGAAGCCGCCCATGCAACTGCCGAACCAGGCATGTTGATATGGGATAACATCCTCAAAGAGTCTATTCCTGACTGCTATGCCAACGAGGGGTTTAAGACCGTATGCACTAATCCGTGCTCTGAAATACCTTTATCCGCATACGATTCCTGTCGGTTAATGCTGCTGAATGCATACTCATATGTATCTGAACCTTTTACAAAGAAGGCCAAATTCGATTTCGACAGATTCCGCAAAGATGCTTATATGCTTCAAAGACTTATGGACGATATGGTCGATTTGGAACTAGAGTGCATAGACCGCATTCAAGCCAAGATTGCTGCAGATCCGGAGGATGCTGCATTAAAGTCGCACGAAGCACAGCTATGGGAAAAGATTCGCACAGCGGCAGTTAATGGCCGTCGTACTGGATCAGGCATGACCGCAATTGGAGATACGCTTGCAGCACTTGGAATTTCCTACGGTTCGAAGAGGGGAATCTCCATGATTAACTTCATATACAAGGAGTTCAAGCTGGCCTGCTATTCCTCATCAGTAGACATGGCCAAAGAAATAGGAGCTTTTCCGATATTTAATGCGGAACAAGAGGCCAACAATCCATTCCTTATTAGAATAAAGGATGAGGATTCTGCGCTATATGAAAATATGCAAAAGTATGGCAGACGCAACATAGCCCTGCTTACGACTGCACCCTGTGGCTCAGTGTCTATTCTCACGCAAACTAGCTCCGGCATTGAACCCCAGTTCATGATCCAACCTTACACCCGACGCAAGAAGGGAAATCCTGGAGACAAGAACTTCCGATCTGACTTCGTAGATCAAAGCGGCGATCACTGGATGGAATTTACTGTGTATCCGCCTAAGGTGTCAGAATGGATGAGGGTTACCGGAGAAACTGATCTTTCAAAGAGCCCATGGGCTGGAGCTACAGCTCAAGAAATTGATTGGGAAAGTAGAGTAAGCATTCAAGCAGCAGCACAAAAGCACATAGATCATGCTATTAGTAGCACTATTAATCTACCTTCAGATACATCTGTCGAAACGGTCAATAAAATATACTTAAAAGCCTGGAAATCAGGCTGCAAGGGTATGACGATCTATCGAGATAAATGTCGAACGGGAGTCTTGGTGTCCAAGGAAGATCCTAAGCCAAAAAAGAAAGATGATTACAAGCGGCCAAACATGCTGCCTTGTGAAATCTATCACTATACAGTAGGCTCTGTTCCTTATTTTGTACTAATCAGCCTTAATGATGCCAAGCCTTATGAGGTATTTGCTGGAATCAATAAGAACGACGATGCAGAGCCCATCATTCCAAAAAGATTCAAAGCCGGCACATTGACTAAGATGGGCCGAGGTCATTACAAAGGTCAGTTTGTAGACGACCAAAACGAGGGCGAGTTACTTCAAATCAATAAGCTCGGTAATCTGGTGTCTAGCGAAGAGGGGGCGATTACCCGCCTTTTATCTACGCTACTGAGGCACGGCGTCGAAGTTCACCACCTAGTGCATCAGCTTGAAAAAGTGAAAGGCGACATGTTCTCTTTTTCTAAAATTGTTGCTCGTGCGCTAAAGAAGTACATTCCAGATGGCACAGAAGTTACTGGAGAGGTTTGTGAAAGTTGTAGCACTAAAGATAAGTGTATTTTAGTTAGGCAGGAAGGGTGCGTTACCTGTAAGTCCTGCGGTTATAGCAAATGTGGATAAGGAGTAAAAATGAATAATAATAATTTTGAAGCGGTTGTAACTGGAAACCTGGCCGAAACCCCCATTAATCCGAAAAGGGGTCTAATGAGTCCTACTGAAGTTATGGCGTTTGAAAAGCCTGAAACTTTAGAGGAAGCGGAGAAAATATTAAAATTAGATAACCTGTGGGAAACAATATCGGATGAACATTGGACTGAGCCAAAATTAGGAGAAAGTATTTCAAATACTTTTAGACGAACTACTAAAAAGCTGCCTGTTGAAGGCGGATACTTGTACTCAGTGGCAACGTATGTAATGACCTACATTCGTGGAGTTGCAGATAATAGCGTATCTGAATCCATAACGTTTGTCCCATTTAGCGACATTAAACTGACTAATTTTACCCCAAAAACTAAAACTACCAAGAAGTAATTTGCATAAAATCTTGCAATAAGATAAATAGTGGTGTAAGGAGCCAAATATGCCTTACACCACTATTTATTTGCAGTATGCTGAAAGTAGAAATGAAGAATCCGATCTTTCTGAGATAGACGAACCAGAATCCGAAGACGAAGATTATGAAAATTTAGACGACAGAGTGTTTGTAGAATTTACTCCTTTAAAAATATGCGCAAAAGAACCAAAAGAAGATTTCATAGAATTAGAGTTGGATTTTGATGCAAAAATAGGGGATATACTACATTTAGTCATTGTTAGATATAACAACTACAGGGCAGGACTGTTGGAAGAATGGTGCTTAGAAAAGGTTCTGGAGAGTGGTGACGAGGCGGAAGAATTCGTAGAAGCCTTGGAAGATGGATTTAGCATCTCTGAGTGCGCAGAAGGCAGAGGACATGAATCTCTAATAGTCAAAGCTGAAGTATTCAGTATGCAGTTGCATAAATAGAAACAATGCACAACCCTAAACTACAACTACTAAAAGCCATAGGTATCGTATTGTTTTGGGCAGCACTAGTGCTGTCTTTTAATGGTTGGATTTAATTAAAACTTATTCTAATGGCAATTATCTATAAAATTACCAATACAGTCAACGGCAAAATCTACATTGGCTACACCAACCAAACGCTTAAAAGTAGATGGGCAGAACATTGCGAAGCCAGTAGAAACTTAGCTAACAGAAGAGGCAACTCAAGATTTATGCGCGCTATTAGAAAATATGGCGTCGCCGCTTTTGTCAGAGAAATTCTTATTGAAGACGAAGACGCAGAAAAATGTTTAAATTACTGGGAACCTTTTTTTATTGCTAAATTCAACTCAACAGATCGAGCCATAGGCTACAATAGCACTAGTGGGGGCGGGGTAATGTTCACTTATACCCCTGAAGTCCTAGCTAAAATAAGTGCTGCAGCAAAAGCTAGATGGGCAGATCCTGAATACGCAGCTAAAACGAGTGCTGCAGTAAAAGCTAGATGTGCAGATCCTGAGGTTAAAGCTAGACGGAGTGCTGCAGCAAAAGCTAGATGGGCAGATCCTGAGGTCAAAGCTAAAATGGGTGCTGCAGTAAAAGCTAGATGGGCAGATCCTGAATACGTAGCTAGACAAAGTGCTGTATCAAAAGCTAACTGGGCAGATCCTGAATACGTAGCTAAAATGAGTGCTGTATCAAAAGCTAACTGGGCAGATCCTGAGGTCAAAGCTAAAATGAGTGCTGCAATAAAAGCTAAATGGGCAGATCCTGAATACGCAGCTAAAATAAGTGCTGCAGTAAAAGCTAACTGGGCAGATCCTGAGGTCAAAGCTAAAAAAAGTGCTGCATCAAAAGCTAACTGGGCAGATCCTGAGGTCAAAGCTAAAATGAGTGCTGCAGTAAAAGCTAGATGGGCAGATCCTGAATACGTAGCTAAAATGAGTGCTGTATCAAAAGCTAACTGGGCAGATCCTGAGGTCAAAGCTAAAATGAGTGCTGGAATAAAAGCTAAATGGGCAGATCCTGAGGTTAAAGCTAGACGGAGTGCTGCATCAAAAGCTAACTGGGCAGATCCTGAGATCAAAGCTAAAATGAGTGCTGGAATAAAAGAAGCATGGCGTAAACGAAAGGAACAAAACAATGTCAATAGTGCCACGACTTGAAGAAAAGGAAATGCTCGATACGTTTCAACCGCTCCACGATTTTGTCGTGATTCGCAAGTGGAAGGCCCCCGAGACAACAGCGGCAGGAATCATCGTGCCAGACGACCGCAAGGACTATCAGTCTAAGCGAGGCACCGTGATCAAGATAGGCAGTTGTGAGAATTTAAAGGTTCGTAAGCTGCCAGTACCCAACGTCAAGGTAGGAGACGAAGTTCTATTTACAGCATTCTCAGGTTCTGAAGTTCCTATGCCTGATGGGTATCTGATCATGAGGGTTACAGAGTTGTTAGGGGTGCTAGAATAATAATGCTGTATGATAAATTTTTGCTGCCTGTAAGCCCCTCTTGCAAATTACAGTCGGCACAACGTACGCTCAAACTGCCTAAAAAGCCCCTGTACAATCAACCCGAAAAAGCCATGGAAGTCTTTAAGCTAATGAGACTAAAGTTTGACAGACTTAATTTAGTGGGCCGCCCGCTATCAACCAAAAATCTTCTTGAGATAGCCAGAGCGGCAGCCAAAGTAACAGGCTGTGAAACAGAAATAGCTAGAAATCTCTTACAGCCATTTAACTCTTGCTATATAAACAAAAGAACGCAAGATATTATATGCTGGCAGGTGGCCGGAAACAGAAAAAGAATGAATAACCTACAGCCTCACGTCTACAATTCTGCTACATTTAATTTAGGCTGGATGTCTGGGGTTATAGCGGAATATGTAAGCGAAGACGCTTCTAAGATCGGGGCATACAGAGTAAGGATAATGGACGGTCCTGCTGCAGGATTAGATATGTTCATGTCTGTCCCGAAGAGAATAAAACTTATGTCTGATGTGCTGGGGGCTACCTATAAAATAGACAAAGACAAAATGCAATTGTCAGATTACAGACAGGCAGTTCAGATGCAGGTTGCAGTCTATCCGGAACAGTTGGACATCGTGCAGTTTACGTCAGGAGCCGGACATATAAACCTTAAGCATCTTACAAAGGTAAATTCGATTGCAGCTTTAAAGACAACTGCAAAACAAAGAAAAAATAATCTAGAACTTGTAAAAACAAGAAATAAATTATGTCAATATGGCTTTAGACATCCTTGCCATATTTGTAAAATAGGCTATGATGAGTGTTCAAGAGGATGTTTGCCTCGATCCATAAAAGATGTTAAGGAAAATATAATCCTATTAATCAAAGGAAAAAACATATGTCAGAAAACTTTAGAAGAGGCTTAGATATACCGGTAAACTTCCCCCTGCCGTTCAATCCACGGCATATGCTGTCTATAAATCCGCACGGATCTACGACAGCAAATGAAACATACGTCCCTCAACATGACATCCTGAATTGTGTTCCAGGGGCATTTGTAGGAATGTGCAAGTTAATCCAATCCGTGGACACCGAGGTATCTACTGGCACATTGAATATCTCGGAAGAGGAAATGCAAAAGGCTGTTTTGGCTCTTAGATATATCCTATCAAAAGACGGTTTGGCCCATGGCACTGTGGAAGAAGCATATGTAGCCTCCGGATTTGTCAACCTATCATGGCAAGCAAGAACATGGGTTCTCAAAAATCTTGGAGACATAATGATTAGAATGTGGCATCAAGCAGCTATAGCCCGGGTAAACAACATTAAAGACTTCAGAGATTTCCCTATCAATACGGCTGCTGAATCTTTGTTAAAATCTCTTGGAAAAGGATTAGACTAATGCCAAAGGAAAATTTATTAAAAAAAATTGCCATTAATGAAAAGTCTGAAATTGGGTTCATAATGGAAATTCAAGAACTTGCTGGCACAAAGATATATATGGGGATACCTTTGACCGGGACTGGAAACTGGGTGTCTATAAACCCCAATGTATTTGACGCTCCTGTCAATGCATTGGCACTTATGGAAATAGCCATGCATGTGAGCCCGCCTAAAAAACTTTTAGAAAAGAAAAATTTTTCAATAGAAAAAACGGATGCTCCGATTGCAAAATGGGACGCCTTGTTTACAATGGAGCCTGGATCAGACCTTAATAATATTATAAACTCATTGTTCAAACTGGACCCAGATAAACATATAAATCACGACATCGGCGATTTTCACGTAGATAACGAAGACGAAGAAGAAACTAATTGATCTTATCTGCGTCAAACTCAATAATAGTTTGCCTTGATCTAGCTCTTGCCAATACTGGCATAGCAGTTCTTGCCATTAATCCCACTGAGGATGAGCTTCTTTATGTGGACACTGTCCATACAGAGAAGACAGATAAAGCAAAACTGAAAAAGGCTAAGATGCGAGTATCAGACGATGAGTGGCGCAGAACTACAGAATTGGCACAATCTTTAGAGAAACTTCTCATGGAGTACTCTCCATGTCATATATTTATAGAGTGCCCTACAGGCGGATCAAAGAGTGCTCAAGCAGCCAAAAGCATGGCGATTGCCAGAGGTGCTGCTTGTGCTATTATAGGTGGATTTAAAATCCCTACTACTCTCGTGACTCCGTTTGAGGCTAAACGTGCAGCCACTGGCAGCACATCGGCCTCTAAAGATCAAGTTAAAAATTCAGTTGTTAATCAATTTCCTAAATTTAATGGCTGGATAAAAGGAAAACGTGGACAAATACTTGAAGGAAAAAATGAACATGTCTATGATGCGCTGTCCGTTTACATGGCCGCAAAGCAAACAACTATATACAAGGAGCTAAAAAATGACACAATCAACAGCAACAACAAAAGTATCTCTACTCAATGAAAGCACTTCGTTTACCAGAATTCCTAATCCAAATGGAGAAGGCGAAATGTTGGAGGTCAAAGTAACCACCAAAGTTCGTACTCCTCTTGGAGTCACGCACGACACCACTCAATCCTTTTTTCTAAACGGGGAAGAGGCTAACGACACTCTTGCCTCTTTAAGAGTAATCCACAACAACTTGCAGCTTGCCCTCATGAAAATGCAGCAACAACAAGAAGTTAAAGAAACCGATAAAAGTGAACCTTCCCCAGGCGCAGATCTATCTGTGAGTAAGTCCGCAGGAGAGTGATATGCTCATCCCAAGCGATAGGATATTCTCTCCCGCCAAAGCGGCAGAAACTGCAAAAGATACCGAATTGGTATCAGAAGATGCCATTGCACCTAAAGACGAACTAAAAAGTTGGTCCAAAGATTATGAGTTGTTCTTTGTGAACACCATGCATATGTATCTTCGAATTCCTGTCAGCTTGTTTGAGATGTATGCAAAGCAATTTGATAAGAAATTGCACATAATGCATTTTGTGCTCCCAGGTTCGATACTTGTAGAGGATGTAGTGGCTCCAGCTGGATTCTCAAATCCCGAACCTGGCTGGAGCCGCTATGTGCAAGGGGTACCTAAAAATGAATGGCAACACTTTCACGACTGGATGATCAACTCAAAGTGGATGGCCAAAAACTCTAAAGGTAATAAAATTTTATATGGGTGTGAATCTCAAACAGTGCAAGTTCGTGATCCTGTAAAACTGCAGACTATGCAGATAGTTGGAATAAAGGAGTTTGTGCCAATAACCTTTTTTCTGCCTACAAACCCTGCAAGCAGACTGTATCTAAATATTAAAAATGGACCTCCATTTAATTGTATATACGTATCTAGAAATAGTCCAGGTGCAGGAGAGGCCGCAGCTTTATTTCAAAAATTAAGGCAAGCACCATGAAAGTAAACTTTCATGAAACTGATCCTATGGAGTCCGACGCCTCCTTTCCAAAAGATAACAAAGGAGTAGTCATGCTGGTAGAACCCTCATTTTACGGAAAGTCAAAAAGCGCAATCATATGCGTTGTAAGCACTACATCAAACTCCGGCAAATGGTTATACAGGTATAGACTAAAGGTGAGCGACAGCGGAAAACTTATACTTGAAGATTTGGGCGAAATCAGAAAACTTGAAGTCGACCAATAGTATAAATTTATACGCATAGCGTGTTATAATAAATTACCAGTCGTTTTGCTGTGAATCGGTCGCAGCAAAGTCAATTGGTCAGGCCCTCCGCTTATCCTATGGATAGGCGGTTTTTTTATTGGAGAGTCAAATGCAGAAGACCAGCAAGGACGTTGTGTCTCAAAAACAGGGATTCGTTAGCGTGACCGTGGCGTTTGGTCATATCAACGAATGGGAATCGGCATACGTGGAAAGCAGTCGAACCAGAAACTGCACCTACGTAGGAAGAACCGATCAAACTACCAGGGCTTTTATGATCATGAAAGCCAATGGAAAGTCGACGGCCATTGCTCAGCAATGGCTAGCTTGGAATGAAGGCGAAAACAGCCATCTTGCCTTTTACTGGGTAACGGATCAGAATGTGGCTATTCAAGACGAAAATATCAAATGGTACTTTGAAGGCCAGATATATTCGATCTATGATCTTCCAAGAGTAGTTAATTTTGAGGGCACCGGAGCAGTTAGAATGCATGTTGCTGGAGTCGCTCCGTTGGCCACACTAGCGCTCCGAAACCAAGAGTTGTGCAAAGCGTACAGATCTATGTCTATGCTTGTCAACGAGCCCATACTGTGGGTTCCGAGGACAAACATAATAAATCAAAAGGATTTCATTATGGAATGCCTTTTTCGACATCTGTGTGCGGGGGTTGGATCTAGCAAAAGCCCAGTCTATTTTCAGATGAGGCAATTGATGGAAAGGGAATTTGGAATGTCGCCATGGGAGATGTATCTCGCGGCAGGCTGCAAGACAGAGATTATGTGCTACGATGTTTTTAGAAAGAAAGGCATGATAGCTAAATGTTACAAAATTTTGGATGCCTTGATTGAAACTCCTCTTGAAATGCTTGGAGTTTCGATAAATGTGGCCAAGAAATGGTTAAAGACAAAAGATTTTATCAAGCTCTCCACTTACATGCCTTGGTGGTTTGCAAATGATGATTCTCCGTATAAGGTGCCAGAAGTAGAAGATACCTACATCACGGCAAAACGGGTGGAAAGCACCTTTACCTCTTCTCGTAGCTTCATTCCTGCAAGGGAGCTAGGTTATGATACTGGGTCCAAGAGTTTTGATAAAGCCGATAACACTATAGTTGAAATGAAAACCCCGATGCAAATTCCTCCAGACGTTATAAGGGAACCAGCATTGGAGACTCAAAACATTCAAAGTTAACCGTAGCCCTATCTCCTCAGGAGGCCCCGAAATTAATTTTCGGGGCCTCCTATGGAGTCTTAGCGCCCTCTAAATAATTTCAAGCTTTTAGCATTCAAAGAAAATGGTAAATACATATATCACTCACGTCATACGCTGTCTTTATAAATCAAATACTTTGGAGCTTTCTGAAATCTCCAAACTAATAGGAGCATCTGAAAAATTTTGTAAAGAAATATTAGAAAAAGAAGAAAACAGATATACGGAAGGGCTGACTCTAGAACATGTGGATCGCATAGTGGATTTCTTTGGAATGGCAATCTTTGGCAACTCTTTCTGCAAAGATCTATTTACTCCGCAAAAATCTCATTATAGAAACTGGGAAAGCTTAGAAGAAAACGAAAAGGAAATGATCAATATTGGCGCAACTATAACCGGCGGGAGCTCTATTAAATCTGCAAACGCCGTCAGCTATGCAAAAGAATGTTATCACTTTATTGATAGCTGTGAACAGATGATCTCTGTGATAAAAGAATCAGGATCGTCTGACGATGGAATTGAAAGTTCTGAAAACTAACTCTTTATATTAGGAATAAAAATAAATGACATCATCAATTAATTACGTAGAGAAGCTTAAGCAGTATCGCAACGCAAACATTCCCTTGCTTATTTTTGGCGGTCCTGGCATCGGCAAGTCTGAGATTTGCAAACAGGCAGCGGGTGGCGATGAGGTTAAAGACGTCCGTCTCAGCATGCTGGAGCCAATCGACATGCGCGGTATGCCAGTCATAAACAGGAATGGGGACGGCTCTCAGTTTAATGTTGAGTGGGCAAAGCCTGACTTTCTGCCTCGTGACGGCAAGGGCGTCATTCTATTCGACGAGTTGAATACTGCCGATCCTAGCGTCCAGAATGCGGCCCTACAGTTCATCCTGGATCGTCGCTGTGGTCCACACAAACTTGGAGACGGGTGGTGGATCGTAGCCTGTGGCAACAAAAGTAGCCACAAGGCTCATGTCAATCCGCTTAGCGCTCCGTTGCGAAATCGTTTCGTCATTCTAGAAATGCAGCCAGATTTTAATCAGTGGCGTAACTGGGCGATTAATAAGAATATTCATGAGAATGTCTTAGGATTCATGAGCAGCACCGGCGGACAGCATTTGTACTCTGATCCAACTGATGAATATGGCAACTTTCCAACTCCTCGTGGTTGGACTATGGTCAGCCATCTGCTTAAGAGCCGCATTATCGAACGTGAGGCGATTGAAGGTGCAATTGGCAAGGGTGCTGCAAACTGGTTCTTACAGTATTGCAACGAAATCAAAGTGATGCCAAATATCGACGATCTACTGGAAGGCAAAGCAATATATCAGGATGGACCTAACAAGTTGTCCATAACGTACGCCGTCGTAAGTAATATTCTGTTCCGTGCGATTAAGAATCCAAATGTCATCGATAAGGGGGCTGCGATCATGCTGTCAATTCGTCCAGAAATCAGCTCTCTATACTTTGGCGGCCTGCTTGGACAAAAAAGTGACAAATTCTTGATAAACGTAATGAAGTCTCAGAACACTAAGGATTGGCTTTCTAAGCACCGAAGTCTACTCATTCCATATGAGGTGCAATAATGGAAGAAATTGATCCATCAGAACTGCAGTCAGCTAAAAAGAGGGTGAATAAATGTATGTTCAATATGTTCCGGGATTTTCCATTCTGGGCATTCTTGATCGAGAAGTGCAACGTCAAACTAACTAATAACACCGATAAGGTGCCAACAGCATGTATAGACAAGCACGGCAACATTTATTTCAGTAAGTTATTTTTCGACTCCTTGTGCGACAACCACATACATTTTGTGCTTGCCCATGAGGTCATGCACTTATTGCTGGATCACCACAATAGGCGTGGTGCGAGAGAGCCATTTATATGGAATGTAGCTGGAGATGTGCTAATCAACGAAATGTTGCAAGATCATTTTAATTCCAGCGGCATTCATACATCGTTTACGTCTGGCTATGTAACGTCCAAATCATTGGATATTTCTATTGACCACAATTCTGTTACCACTGAGGAGGTATACGACAAGATAGTTCAGGAGGCTGGGGAAGAAGTAAAAAAGATGAAGAGCAAGAACAACAATTCATCAAAAGAGACAGGGGGTATCAGCAATGATATTGTCGACTGGGGGCCAGGAGAAGAGCCTAATTCAAATAATATTAGAGACAAGTCTGAGGATACCCCTACTAATGGAAAGGAGTGGGCAGAGGCCGGATTGGAGGCAGCAACTCGAAGCAGAATGGCAGGAAACTGCCCTGAGTTCATGGAGCGACGTATAGACAAGCTCATAAATCCAGAAGTGCCTTGGCACGAAGTACTAGCATATTACCTTCGGCAGAAGTTTTGTATGAACAGTAGGAGCAGGCATACGTTTACTCCACCTAACAGGAGATATCTACATCAGGACATTATTCTTACTGCTAGAAAAGGATCCAAAACGCCTAGCGTCGCCTTCTCCGTAGATACCTCTGGATCTATGTCCCCGCAAGACATAACCAAGGGTATCTCGGAAATGGATGCAATACGAAAGATGTACAAGGTTCCTGTTTATTTTATGGAGGCCGATTGTGACGTTCATAAGGCCAGGTGGGTACAGCACTATGAGCCTATTCCAACAGCTGCTGGAGGAGGAGGAACTTCTTTTGTTCCAGTAATAGAGCACTTAAAGAACAATAAGCTCGATGTCGACGTGCTTATTTACTTTACTGACGGGTATGGAGAATTTGGAGCAGACCCAGGATTTGACGTTATTTGGATAATTAACACGGACGTTAAGGCACCATACGGAAAGACAATTAAGGTAAATAACTAAATGACAAGGGGATGCACGAGATGTAAGTGCATCCCCTTAATGGAGTATAAACATGAAATATTACGTATCTTTAGAAAACAATTTTATAGATATATGGACACTAAACAAGCGGTTTAACTCTCTAGGAGGTTTGTCAGCGCCCAAACTTCCTTTGGATTATTTTCTGAAGAGCCCTGCTCCGCCATTCGTAGCAGGAAATGTATTGTATACACCTTTGCAGGTGGGTGTGGGGCAAGGCGGCGGAGTATTTGGCTTCTTAATAACAAAGGTTGCAAATAAGCTGAATCTACTAGAGAATCATATTAAGTTGCTGGAGACCGATCAAGATTTTAAAGACGCCGATTTTAAACTAAGTGCTCAGTCCTTGAAAATGCTAAAGTCTCTTGCCCCTAATTCAAAAGCATTTCCAGGATACGATGACAACTGGCATATTAAAGGATTTAAGTGTAGGGCTGAGGATGTGATAAAAGCCTATGCATTTGGCTATTTGAAACTAAATGACAGTAGACCGCTGCTTGAAGCAATATGCCAATCAGATTACAATCTTCAGCAATTCTTAGGTGATAAAAGAAACAGCATGTCTCAGGTCTATTCCAATGTGATGGAATATTACACGAATGGCGAAGGAAAAAGCTCCTGGGGCCTGAAGTATATGGGTCAAAGGCTAACTCCGCACTTTGAAAGAACTAACAAAGTTCTTAATGAAGATTGTGTAATAAAGTGGAGGAAGCCAAACAAGAACTCCAAATGGCCTTATACTCTTGACCACCACTGGTTTGAATCTCAAGAGTCTGCAATTTCTCTGCAGCATCACACCTTGGCTGCTCTCATGGGTAATACCCATAGACTACATAAGGAAAGCTTGTTCTCCAATCTTCCGGTATTCAGCAGTATTAATTTGTTGGAAATGTGCAGAAAGAGCGTTGAACTCTTTTTCTGCAATATTCAAAAGATATTAGGAAAACATACTAATGAATACGGTCGATATGTTGGAATGGTAAATGATCTGGATTGGCCTAATGGGAAATTCTCTAGTCGTAAATTGACCGCCGAGGTGTTCCCAGTCAAAGCTTGTTTGGCTCTTGGGGTAATGCCCACATTCGATGCATCGGGGGCCTTTGATAAATTTGTTACTATTGGTGACAAACTATTTAATAATACAAAAATTTTGTATTACGCAATAGATCCAGAAACATTCGTTGATCGACGTCCAGATATTACATTACTGTTATGCTATAGCGTTGGTTTAATGAGTTTAGAGCAGTTAGATTTAATTCTGGGGCCAATTAGCGCAACTTCAGAACTTTTAAAGTCCGACAGCATGAAGATAAATTTGAAACTCAGCAATAATGTCGTATGCTGTACGCCTATAGAGGCTGCGAATTTGAAAATAACGGAAATTCTTTCCAAACAAGGAATTGTATTTTGTGCAAACAGAAATGCTTCAACTTCTTTTTCCATATTATCAAATGATAAAGCTAAAGAGTTTGAAGAATCAGATCCATTGGCATTAACCCAGGTTTTTAAAGACCCGGCCTATCCTTGATAGACATAGCGGTTATGGTAGATAAATCGGATAAGTCATCTAAATCTAACATAAATTCCCCACTAGGAATGAGGGTCGGCATTGGCCCAGGTTCTTCTCAAAAGAATCCTGTAAAGATTACAGATAACTCATTAGGATGGGGGACAGTTGCTAAAATACCGGTCCCCCCAGCTGCTGAAATAAGGACGTTTCAAGAACCGCTGGGACTAATTCCAGCATTGATAAATGGTGGAATTATTAAAGACGAAAAGTTAGAAAAAATAAGTCTCGTGCAGGCAGAACCTAACTCTAGCTCTAAAATAAAGTCGCAAGAATCGTCGATCTCTGGCAAAAAAAGAGCAGTAAAGGAGAATGCCCTCCCTACTGCTCTTTCTTTTATGAATCAAGGACATACCATGAAAATAGTAGAAATTGATTGGTATGGAGCTAAGCTTTTGATACAGTGTATAGACGTAATTTATCAAAAGGCAAATTTTAATAGAGGCGGTCAAGAGTGGCTGATGCTTGAAATCCCTTTAAATAAAGAAACCTTAAAGCCAAGTTGGCAGCCTCCTGTAGCACAACTGGAAGAAAATGGTAGAATATCTGTACCAGAATTTTACTGCACTATTGATGAACATAAACTTAAATGCCAAATTTTAAACATAGAGCTGCTAGATCTAAAGTCTATGAGATATATACTGATTTTAAGAGTGTTAAATTAACGCATTTATTAAATAAAAATTCTAATGCAAAATTGATATAAATTTATCTAAATTTTAAAAGAATGTTTGAAAAATGAATAATAATGAATTTATAAAAAAAGGCATAGTAGAAAATGAGTCCGAATCCAATATAGTAAAAACGGCATCTGATGAAGTTATGGATAAGGTAAAATTATGTAAGCTAGGATGCAAATGTAGATGCAGGACAAATAATAGTAAAGAGGAAACTAAAAATGAAAATAGTCAATAACATTCAAGAAGCTATTCCTCTAATGATAAAATCCGTTGTAACCAGCGATCTGGTACTAATGAATACATTACTGGATAAGTTTCCAAAACTTATAACCATGAAAAACAAGAGCGGACATAATCTACTCATGTTAGCTGCATACTATAGTCACCCCAACATAATAAACTACTTGATTTCATTTCATGTTATTGCCAACCCTTCCATAGATCCAGATGAAAAGGATAATGATGAGCTGACGGCATATGATTGGGCGGTATTGTCTGGTAACGAATTTGCTAGAAGTCTTTTATCTAAGGTAATGGGCGATAAGGATGATATTTAATGACAGGATTTCCATTAAACGGTAATTTTGCACCTCAACGCAGGGCGTTGGCTCATGCAGACAATGTGCCCAGTCCGTTTCTGGACTATGCCTCACTGTATTTGCCTACAAACCTTAATGAAGCGTTTGAAATTGCCGAATTGATGTACTACAGCAATCGTACTTTTGCCCAGGCAATAGAGTACTTAGTTTCGTATTTCACAGGATGCGACATCAATATTATGGCTAAGGACGAAGAAAAGAGCCATGAATACAAAAAGTTTCTAATTGAAAAGATGGATATCAAGTCCACGATGTTCATGATAGGCAGGGATGTCAAGGTATATGGCAATAGCTGCATATCGGTACTGGCTCCATTCAAGAGATTTTTAACATGCCCCAATTGTGGCTCCAGCAGGCCTATACATTCTGTTGACTATAAATTTACTATGAATAATGGATTCAGCTACCGCTGCGAGCATTGCGGTAAGCATTGCACAGTTAAGAATCCAGACGACAGGCCTACTTTGCAGGAAAATGAAATATATATAAAGCGCTGGAACATAAAAAACATACGTATAGTGGGGCACCAGTATGGAGGTAAACCTCAGTATTACTATGAAGTACCCACAGCTGACATTCAGCAATTGCAGGCTGGGAATAAAGTATTCCTAGAGAGCATACCTTGGGGAATAGTGCAATCGATAAGATCTGGAACCCTGTTTCAATTCAGCGAAGGTATGGTCCATCACTTTTCGATAGGAAATCTTAGCGATATAAAATTGGGGGAATGGGGACTCCCCCCTGTCATAGCCGGATTCAGAGACGCATACTTGGCACAAATACTAAAAAGAAACAATGAAACCATAGCCCTAGACCACATGTTACCAATCAGGATGGTTACTCCTGCTCAAATTGGAGCTGGCGGAGATTTCATGAAGAGTATTAACATAGGATCATTTGGACAACAAGTCATGCGCTCAGTGGAAAGGGCCAAAAAAGATCCTACCGGATGGCAGTGGCTGCCAATGCCTGTTAATTATCAGCTGATCGGAGGCGAGGGCAAGTCATTTGTTGTACCTCAGCTGTTAGAGCAGGCACAATCTGATTTCCTAAACGGAATAGGAATTCCAGTAGAGATGTACAGAAAGAATTTAAGTGTTCAGACTGCTCCGTTTGCGGCAAGGCTATTCGAAGCTGGAGAAGCTCACTTCTTACATGGGTTGCAGTCCACTTTGTCTTGGATAGTAGATAGAATAAGTGCAATATTAAATTGGATCCCCTGCGAAACAGTGCTGACACGTCCTACCCATGCAGACGATATCGAGCGTCGAATGATGATGCTCCAGATGATGATGCAAGGAATTGCTGCAGAGCAAGACGTCCTCAATCTATTTGGATTGAATTGGAAGGAAACTTTCAAGAAACGACAGCTCGAGCAAGAGTTCAAGATGCGAGAGGAGAAAGTCTATCAGGATCGTATGCAGAAGGCACAGGAGAACGAGCAGATACTGGCTGCTCCTCCTGGAGCAAACATTGCAGCACCTGGGCAGGTCGCAGGAGCAGGCGGGATGCCAGGAGGCCCAAACATCGGAGGCGCAGGCGGAATGCCTCCGGCTGCATCGATGCCTCCAAATGGAGTTGCAGGGCCTATGTCCGCGGGTCCAGGCAAAGATCTGGATAGTTTCTTTGCAGATGCGCAGGCCAGAGTTAATGAGATTATGGCAACAGCGCCACTGGGATCGTCACAAAGAAGGCAGATTCTGGACCAGATTAAGGCTCAAGATCCAAATCTACATGCAATAGTAAAATCCATGCTGGATCAGATAACTCAACAGGCTGCCAATCAAGGTAAGGAACAGTTAAGACAGCCTGCACCTGTTCAGTAAATAAGCTAACGTTTAAAAAAGGAACAGCCCATTAAACCGGGCTGCTATTATGCGATATTCATACCGACTTAATAAAAGAAATTTAAAACTTCAAAAGAATTTTTTTAACGGCAAAGAATACGTATCTAAGAAGGACAACCGAGAAGTAAATATTGAAACTGCAGAAAATGGAAATGTAATAATATCCGCTAAATTGCATCAAAACACCATTGCTAAAAAGATATTATGCCTTTATAATAATGAAGATGAAATATATGTGTCATATGCAGGCTGGAGAACAAAAACTACCTCAAGCGCCATTAAAGCATTGATACCGACTGATTGGGAATACTGTAGTGGAAGTGTCATAGCCCCCAGCGGAGCCAAGATGTCCATACCACTATACGGATTTCTAAAATTAGTAGACCCTGTAAAAGCTCACAAAGAGTCCTGGATATCTGATATCTAAAAAAAATTTCCATGCCTTTATAGCATTGGCATTTTCTTACCGTTAGTATTGCTACTTACTAAGAAACGCAAATCCTGCGTTTCTTTTTAGCTATTAAGCCACATTAAAAGTACAATTATATGACTTAAAATTTTTAAATATTTTAAACTTAAATTTGCATGTAGGTCAAAGATATCGGATGTTTATATCATGAAAACTTTGCATAAAAATTTAATTAATTTTAGTATATACATACTGGCTGCTTTTGTTTTGCTTTGGACTGGGTGCGCCACCTGCGAAACAACTATAAACCCTGTAAAAGTTCAAGAATATAAACCTTCCTATTTAAAAGGGTTTACATTAATTACAGACAGTGAAATGCCTGCTGTGGGTCGCATTACTGATTACGATGGTAGGTTAATTGGAAGCGCAACTCTTTTAGACTCACACCATATACTTACGGCAGGACATGTAGTAGATGATTCAGAATTCCACTGGTTTGAAACTAATGGAATGCGGTACTGCATAGATAGCATTACACTTCCCCCTCTATTTAAAATAGGCTCTATTTATATTCTTGATGCTGCTATAGCTAAACTATATGAACCGTGTTTAGAGGAGCCTATGCAGATCTGCACTAAAGATCTAGTTCGAGGAGAGTCTCTTACAGTCGTGGGTCACGGGGGAAAATACAGAAAGAAAAGCGACCTTAACACTTTTTGCTACTACGGTACTTTAAAAGAAGACCCTTTTTATATCAAAATGCTTTGCTACAAAGGAACTATCTGGTATGGCGATTCTGGCGGTCCAGTTTTAAATCAAAATAATGAAATAGTCGGAATTGTTTCTTCAATAGGCTTTATGCGAGGAGTCTTATATGAAAACTCCGCTACAAAAATAGAACGTATTGCCCCTTGGATAATTTTAGTACTTAAAAAACCAGACCAGTAAACGCTATTCCTTAGTAGCGCTGAGGGTGTAAAAATACCCCCTGTTTGTGTTATACATACATGCAGGATCTATAGGTATTCCAATAACTCTGTTGGACCACCAAAACAATGTAGATCCTTCAAGAAAGAGGAAACACATGAGTAACGACGTTACTGAAGATTCGCACCGGATCGCCTCGACGCTTGACCGCATGTTCCAACGTGCGGACTCGCTACCTGACAGTGCGGACCCCTGTACGGAGACTGCCTACCTATGGCATGGAACTCCATTCTCAGGACCCCACGGGTTGAATGTGCTGGATCATAAGTTGCCGATGACCTGCATCCGCAGTCTTGGCACGTACTCTCAGCTGGTGGAAGAAGGCGCTGATTCCGTAGTGGCGCTTCTTGGAGACCACGACATTCCATCTCAGTGGCACTGCAACTGGATATACCTTTGCGGCATAGGAGCCAGGAGATTTGTGGTTCAGTTCTTTACTCCAGGCTACGTGGAGAAGGTGGGCCGAGACGGGGATGAACCAATTCGCTTTCCTTACAAGATCGTTGGTCGGGGCTGGGTCACTGGTCTGCATGCCGGCACCAAGACTGACGAAAAGATGTACGCGATCGTGTACAAGGAGGTAAACGATAAGCAGGTTACTGACTCCAAGGGTGGAAAGGACCCGGTGTCCTAAGGATAAGGGATTTAGGTCAGCCACGGGGCTGACCTTTTTTTAGGTATTAAATAGGGGGGTATTTTAAGGCCTAAAATAGGCCTCTATTTGAGGTATATATACATGAAGGAAAGGTATAACTTTCAAACACACGTTTGAATACCTTTATTCCGTCGTGGTAAGCAGTTTTAAAAGTCTGCCCCATGCTGTAACAAAACTTGGAGACAATCCCATGCCGACAATCGGTAAAATTTTGGCAGTGATCGGAACGATCGCCATACTAATCGGAGCAATGCTTTTCCTCGTCTTCGCCGTCGAGATAGTCTTCTGGATCATCAATCAGGCCTTTCGCCTTGCCTACAGTGCCTACAGAGGCGCATGCCGGGAGGGGCGCAGGCTGATGAACTCAGTTAGAACCATCAAGACCGGCAAGTACGCCGGCCGCAAGGTCTATACCGTTAGCGATGGTGTCGAAGTCCTTGCATGACGCCAAAGTATAAGGGGTTTAGGTCAGCCACGGGGCTGACCTTTTTTTAGGTATTAAATAGGGGGGTGTCTCAAGGCCTAAAATAGGCCTCTATTTGTGCTATATATACATGATGGAAAGGCGTACCTTTCAAACACACGTTTGAACGCTTTTATTCGTCCGTCGTGGTAAGCAGTTTTAAAAGTCTGCCCCATGCCGTAATAAAACTTGGAGATTTGGCCATGAAAACTTACTGGGTTGTTAACGGAGTCGTCTACTGGACGTATTCTGAGGCCTTGGAAGCCATGAAAGGCTGAACAACGAAGGGCGGCTTAACAGCCGCCCTTCACTTTTTTTTTCAGTATTGAAAATAATCATGTCAACAGTCATCAAATTTCTCATTTAAGTCATTATTTAACAATATAAGGAGTATAAATGATAGACATTACGTATTCAAGAACCGGACTGCCGTGTATATGGGAGTCCGGCGGCGGTAGAACCAACTCCGGTCGCAGTCAAATAGTGTGCGATCGTAGCGGATTACCAATATCCCCCCTTTACATCAAACAAAGAGGCGTTTTGGCATGCGGTGAACACGCTCTTTTCCATGTGAAGCCCGGCACATATGTCATAGGGGCATCACGGCGTCACTCAGATTATGAAATATTAATCTATGTAGTGGAAGACAATCCGGTTCGATTAAATCTAGTCTACTCATACTGCCAAGGAGAGTGGGCTTTAGATCCTCCTGCCGAATTGGAAGACGCCATAGAGGCAGCAAAAAGGAAGACGACAGAGTACCACTGCCGTCGACCAGTTTACTTCAAATAATGCCCTAAAATAAGGGTTAAAACGTGGTATAGATATATACACCGGTCCTATAGGTATTGCTGGGCGTTCCAGAGTACCCAATAGGCCACATTAAGGAGATAGTGTCAATGAAGAAGACCCTTTTGTTCGTGTTGTCTGTGTTTCTCGCTATTGGACTACCGATGGTGCTGATCTGGGGAGCTTATCAGACTGCCGTTGCGGCGACAAATGCTCCAACAGTTCCGGCCATCCCGGTCGTCCTGGACTCAGGCGAACGCTGGTACGACCCATTCTCATGGGGATTGGATGAGGCTGCGGCAATCGCAACTCAACAGGCACAAGAAGCTGCCACCCGCACGACTAAAGCCGTGACGACGTGGACTAGCAGTATGTTCCTGCTGACTGGCCTTCTGGTTACCATTGCAGTCGGTATTTGGAGTGGAGTTAGAGAGCAATCACAGCTCAAAAACTCCTGGCAGAAGTTTCGCATCGAGTCGTTAGGTGGTGAAATGACTTCTGGTTCAACTCCAAATCAAGTTCCTCCTAATTCGGAAGACACCGATACGGAAGAGCAAGACTCGGTAGTAGCTGGGAAGGCCGCAAAAAGCCATCCTAACCAGCGCCGCTGAGCCTGAGGTCGCAGACAAACCCGGGCGCCCTGTACAGGGCGCCCGGGCTCTCTTTTAACAAAACATTCTCGACTATGCGAGTATAAATAGGGTATTAAGCATAGTGCGTTCATATAAATCTACGAATTTATACTGAGGTTACTCTAGTCACAGCTTGAGAGCTACGAAGAAGTGAAACAACTTCGATATGCTCTAGTTTCACAAGACTCATGACTAACTAGCAGATGTAGTTCAGGGTCCCTACCTCTGTTAGAATTGAGGAACAATATGAGACCTTACATGGGCACACTGTGGGGAAACCCACAGTGTGCTTTTCTTTGGCAGTAATCTTATAGATTTACTTGAATCAACTAAGTTGCCGCCAAAAAGTTGCATACGTACCGATGTAACTAAAAAAATAAAGTATTAGCGGTACAAACACACACAGCATGTAGGTATTGCTGGGCGTTCCAGACTACTTATATGTGCATTTGGAGACAACAGCATGAATATCGTTAGGAGTATTTTTTCAAACATTGTTTGTTTCGGCATTGGCGTCATGGTTGCAAGTTTTTATGCGGCTTCGTCGGCAGCTACGGCTTCGTCGGCAGCTACGGCTCCGTCAGCAGCTGCGGTTCCATCGGTGGCTGTGGTTCCATCGGTGGCTGTGGTTCCATCGGTGGCTGTGGTTCCATCGGCAGCTGCGGTTCCATCGGTGGCTGCGGTTCCATCGGTGGCTGCGGCTTCGTCAGCAGCTACGGCTCCGTCGGCAAATAAAACTTTGGCACCAATTCTGATGTTGCCTGATTCGAATACCCCTAAGATTCTTAATAGTCTTTCAGAT